ACTTTAACCTCTAACGCTCAGAATACAATGACACTTTCCTTCCAAGAGCAAGACATTGCTGTTAGCGTAACAAACACACTTCCCCAGTTTTCTGAGAGCGATAGCTATGTAAGAATGGATGGAGGTAATGGTTGGGGGTCTACCGCTACAAGAACTAGAAGATTTTCAAATGTTCGTGATAATCTAGGAACGGCTGTTACAATAAATGATTCGGCAACAGATGGAACGATATTTGTTATCAAAGAAGCCGGACTTTATGATTTAAGCTATAGTGATAGTTTTTCTGGCGCTGTTGACATGGCAATAACTAAAAATTCATCAAATCCAGCCGGTGCGCCATCTACCTTAGCTCTCGGAGAGTTACTTTGTATATCTTCTTCTGCTACGGCATCTTATGTTGAAACAACAAGTACTCAGGCTTATTTAAATGTTGGGGATTTAATCAGATGTCAAAGTTCTTCTGCTTCTGCGGGGGTATCTTATGGACCTAGAGTTTCAATCTCCAAAGTCGGCAAGCCTAATGTAACGGGCGTGAATGTAACTCCTTTCGTTAATATTCCACAGCCTGAAAATGAAGTTATTACATTTAAAGGTACTGATACTTCAATGTTGAGTACAAGTACAATCAAGTTCCCGTCATCGGTAAGCACAACTAATAAAGGGATTTTACGTTTCGATAATACTAACGCAGACTCTCGCTTTTATGCATTGAAGAGATGTACGGTGGATGTAAGTTTTCAAGGCTATACCAATAACCAAAATAGACAAATTCAGGTAAATAAAAACGGTTCTATTTATGTTGGAGGAGTGTCTGGCTACTCTGCAGGTTCTTCTACTTACGTATCAGCTCAAGTTCAACTTGAAGTTGGTGAGTATGTATCTTTATCAATGGGAAGTCCCGCAGTTCTTACTACTGGAGATGTTCTCCTATCTATTATAGCAACAGCCCTCTCCGACCAAATCCTAACAGCTCCAGAAACCTTCAGCACAGATACGGCATCCTTGCAGTATGCCTCATCAGCAGCTTACACGCTTGCTACGCTTAACACGGCTCCTGTAGGCACGTACATTACATTCACTTACGCAGCGAATACAAATACTAGAACGCAGACTACGACACGACCAACGCAAACTGATGCGGATATGAATGCTAACGGTTTACTCGTATACACTCGTGCATATAACGCTGCAAGCACGAGTGGGAACCCGAGTGCCATTGCCATACAGATTGGAAAGGGATTGAAGGGTAAGAGCTTAGATTTGTATAAGAGTGTTGGAAAAGTTACTGCAGGAAGTACTGATGTTTTATGGGCAGGTAACGCAAATATAGGAATAAGTAACAAAGACTATAACGAAAACACTGGAATTCTAGTCATTGACTGCGGATATAATTGGTCAGCAACCACTACAACCGCAGGTTTCCTATTCTCAGATACTACAACACAAAACAACGGCTACCTCGTAATTAATGCAAGCAAGAACGTTTCGCTCACCGGGTTTGGCTTGAATAGAATTGCTATGAGAGCTACAAGTACAGCAGGTGGAGCTATTGGTACAACAGCTACACTCCAGAGCTTTGCAGAAGAGACTTTTGATACACACGGAGCTTGGGATGGTACGACATTTATTGCGCCAGAAAATGGGTATTATCAAGTTAACGCAACTATAGGAACTGCAACTGTTACTTTGTCAACTACTCAAGCTGCTCTTATTTATATTTATAAAAACGACATTCTGTATTCAGGTTCAGCACAACGAGGTAATGGTGCGGCTACTGGTTATTTTATTCAAATTTCTGATAGTGTTTACCTTAATAAGGGAGACACTATTAAAATCTATGCTAATAGCGCCGTAGCTACAACACAAAATACAGGAGCTGGATTTAATACTATATCTATTTCAAAAGTGAGTGTATAATATGATTAGAATTTCTATAAATAAAAATTCTCAAATTACTAACCAAGGACTTTTTCCAACAATGGAAGAAGCTCAAGCTTGGCTTGCTAAGCACGAAGGTATGAAAAGCTTTGGCGAACCAGCTCAAACAATTCAACAAGAAGTTGAGCTTTCTCCAGCAGTTTTAGAAACTCAACAAGTTCTTGTTAAAGAAGCTGAGTTAGACGAAGAAGGAAACGAACTCTCTCCTGCAGAGTATGAAGAACAAGAAGTTGTCATACAAGAAGCTGTTACAGAAATGCAGGAAGTGTATATTCCCGGCAGCTACGAAGTGGAAATCCTTGACGTAACTTCCCAACTTGAGCAAGAGGCGATTAACGCAGAAGCACAAGCTTTTCTTGACTCAACAGACTTCAAAGTAATGCGCCACATTAGACAGAAAGCTTTGGGACAAGAACTAAGCCTGTCCGAAGAAGAGTATTTGGCTTTAGAACAGCAGCGCTCAGATGCGGCAGCATCAATTGTAAAATAGGAGTATACTGTGCCAATTAAGTCACGCCAGCAACAAAAACTCATGTATGCCGCCGCTAACGACCCTCAAGTAGCTAAAGATACTGGTGTATCTCAAAAGGTAGCTCGTGAGTTTATTAAGTCTACTCCAAAGAAACGCTTCAAAAAACTCAAAGAGAAACTCGGTTGCAAAACTTGCGCTGAGTAAACGAGGATATATGGCAGACAGAAAAGAACTCCAAGCAGAAAAGAATCGTGTATTGGAGCTATACAACGCACAAAAAGTAAAGATGGAGAAAGCCGGTTCTTCTATTGAGCAGTTGTCACGATTGAACCAGCTAAAAAATAATAAAATCGAACAACTGGAAGAACAGTATGGAGACGCTTTAAATAAACTCAACAAGGGTAAGAACGTAACTGTATCTGGCGGTACTACTAGCGGCATGGAGTTAAATCAATCCAAGCTTCCTGATGTGTCTAAACAAAAGGGACTCGGTAAAGAGTCGCTATTTAAACGTCTTAAAGGCGGCAAGGGCGCTCTTGTAGCAGGGCTATTAGGCGCAGGAGCTAGTGCTCTATTGCCCGAAGATAGCTACGCAGCAGACGTAGCCGAACGTATCGGTAAAGCTTCCGAAGAAGTGGACCCAATGGCACAAGCTCAAAAGTTTAGTGAAGGTCTTGCGAGTCCTGAAGATATTATGCAGAAAGCTGCTGAGCTTAAAGCACGTAAAGCATATGAGAAATCTCCTGCGTTTTCTAATCTTCGCAACAGACTACAAAAAAAGATGGGTCAATGAGATTTAAGAAACTTCGTGATAAAATACAAGGAAGAACAGCAGATGGCTCTGCACCAACAGACCAGAAGTTGTATTCTAGAGTTAAAAGCGAAGCTAAAGCAAAGTTTAAAGACGACTATCCCTCTGCTTATTCGTCTAGTTGGATCGTGAGACGATTTAAGAAGCTGGGCGGAAGGTACAGAAAATGAGCGGGGGATTAAAGAGGTGGTATCGGGAGCGTTGGACCAAAAAGGTCGGAAGCAAGTATGTCGAATGCGGTTCCGATGAAGGCAAAGACGATGCAAAGTGTCGCCCATCTAAACGCATCACAAGTGACACTCCTAAAACTTGGAAAGAATTAACTCCCGCGCAAAAGAAAAGCGCAGTAGCTGATAAAAACAAAGCTACAAGAGAGGGAAGACAATACGGAAACTTAAGATTTAAAAAGCTAAGGAAACGTGTAAAATGAAATTTAAAAACTTACGCGAAACTTTAAAGTGTAATAGCCCTCGTCGCACTCCGGGTGAACGCAAAAAATTTGTAGTAAAAGCTTGCGAAAGTGGACAAGAAAAAATAGTGCGATTTGGTGATCCAAATATGCAAATAAAAAAACATATACCAGAAAGACGTAAATCTTTTAGAGCACGACACAAATGTGATCAAAAAAATACTAAATTATCGGCTCGCTACTGGAGTTGTAAAAAATGGTAGATAAATTAAAAGAACACTTAAAATCATTACAAGAACAAGGTATACCTTTGTTGTTTATCAAAGATCCTTTGACAAAACAACCCAGTGTATCTCTTACTCTATTGCTTATTGCTTTTGCACTAAGTGTATTTTCTCTTATAAATAAGTTTGCTAAAATAGTAGATGGTGTTGACGTAGACAATACACTCGAACTCTTGGTCGTATGCGCCTCTTTGTACTTTGGTCGATCTCTTTCTAAAAAAATGAACGATAAGGAATAGTTGTGAATATAAAAATGGGTGTAAATAGACAGATAACATCTAGCGGTTCGTTAGGTTTATTTGATATTACTGACGATTTAGTTATTCGCGTTGTTACCGAAGGTGCTGGTCCTAGTAATGCTATTGTAGTAAGAGGACGCATTAAAGGTCAATCTGCGCTCAATACACTTCAAACAATTACTGGCTCTACCAGCACGACAGTAACAGTAGCTACTTACGAAGAAATTGAAATCGATTGTGCTATATATGATCCCCTTGGTACAGAAGTTAAAGTAATTGTAACCTCATTCGACCAAGATATATCCTCTACTGCAGTTCCTATCGGCGCAGCAACCGCAGCCAGACAAGATACAGGAAATGCGAGCTTAGCTTCTATTGATGCCAAAACTCCTGCTCTTGTTGGTGGCAAGGTTCCGGTAGACATTAGCAGTATCAGCGGTACAGTCGAGATTACAAACGATGTTGGCAATGCCATACCAGTATCTGCTGCGTCTTTGCCACTCCCCTCTGGTGCCTCAACTGAAGCCAAACAAGATACTCAGGTTACGAAGCTCACCTCAATTGACGATAAGACCCCCGCCCTAGTATCGGGTAAAGTTCCCGTAGATGTTGTGGCTTTGCCGTTACCCTCTGGAGCAGCCACTTCTGCCAACCAATCTACAGCTAACTCAAGTCTTTCTAGTATTGACGGCAAAGTGCCAGCTAACCTCACAGTTACGGCTACTCGCCTATTAGTAGATAATTCAGGCGTAACACAGCCTATAAGCGCAGCTTCGTTACCCTTACCAGACGGTGCTGCTACTTCGGCAAATCAAACCACAGCCAATTCTAGCCTTTCCAGCATAGACTCAAAACTCAGTTCTTTGGGTCAAAAGACAATGGCTAGTTCTACTCCGGTTGTCATATCCTCAGACCAAACAGCAATACCAATAAGTGCTGCCTCTTTGCCTTTGCCTACCGGAGCTGCCAGCGAATCCACCCTATCAATCTTAAATACAAAAGTACCAGCAAACCTTACAGTAAACTCTACTAGACTTTTAGTAGACGGGTCTGGCGTTACTCAGCCAATCTCAGGCTCAGTAACTATCTCTAATTTTCCGACAACCCAAGATGTTGCTGTCACAAGTGCCCTTCCTTCTGGAACTAATAATATCGGGGATGTTGATGTAGTAACATTACCAGTATCCTTCAATTCTGGTAACTCTGATGCAACAACTCAAAGAGTAGTAATTGCTACAAATCAATCTGCAATTCCAGTAAGTGGGACTATAACTACTACAATTACTGGCGTATCTACTGAAGCTAAACAAGACACCGGCAATACAAGCCTATCCTCCATTGACGGAAAGCTTCCGGCTCTTTCCGGAGGCAGAGTTCCCGTTGATATCGGAGGAAATGGCTCTATTACTATTACTTCCGGAACAATCACTGTTCAGAACGAAGTAGAAATAAGTAACGATACTGGCAATCCGGTTCCAATTTCAGCAAGCACCCTTCCTTTGCCAAGTGGAGCTTCTACAAGTGCTAACCAAACAAATGGCACTCAGAAAACACAAGTTGTTGATGGCTCTGGAAACGTAATTGGCTCTACCAGTAACGCCCTAGACGTTAACGTTAAGTCAGGGGTTGCTCTTTCTGTTGAGCTAAGTCAAAGCAGTGACTCTGTTGCTGTTTTTGGAAATGACGGAACTACAAATAGAGCACTTAAAACAGACGCAAACGGAGAACTTCAAGTTGACGTTCTTTCTAGCGCACTTCCTTCTGGAGCATCTACCTCTGCTCTACAAACCACAGGCAACAGTAGTCTCTCATCCATAGATACAAAATTAACTACCAGTGTTAATGGCTTAGTTGTTGACGGGTCTGCAGTCACGCAGCCTATCTCAGCATCTAGTCTTCCATTGCCAACTGGGGCTTCCACTGAAACTACGCTACTGGCGCTTAATACAAAAGTCCCGGCAAACCTCACAGTAACCGCAACTAGACTTCTTGTCGATAACTCTGGAGTTACTCAACCAGTATCAGCTTCCTCGTTACCACTCCCAACTGGCGCTGCTACTGAGACTACTCTTTCTAGTATAAACGGTAAACTCGGTTCCCTTGGTCAAAAAACCATGGCGAACTCAGCTCCTGTCGTAATAGCTTCCGATCAATCAGCTATACCAGCATCACAATCTGGTACATGGGACATTACAAACATCTCCGGTACAGTGTCTTTACCAACTGGTGCCGCAACGTCTGCACTTCAAACTACAGGAAATACATCTCTCACAGATATTGCGGGCGCAACTCTTGTAGATAATGCTTCCTTTACGGATGGCACAACTCGCGTTAATGCTGCCGGATACGTTCTCGACGAAGTGGCAGGCACGGCATTAACAGAAAATGACATTGCTGCTGCTCGTATTGATAGCAAACGTGCTCAAGTTTTAGTAATAGAAGACGCTGCAACAAGAGGTCAAAGAGCCTCTGTCAGTGCCTCGGGTGCAATTAAAGTAGATAATTCTGCTGTAACTCAGCCAATAAGTGCAACAGCACTTCCTTTACCAACTGATGCCTCCACTTCGGCATTACAAACCACAGGTAATACTAGCTTATCCAGCATAGATACAAAGCTACCATCTAACTTAACAGTAACTTCCACTCGTTTACTTGTGGATAATTCTGGAGTAACTCAGCCGGTAAGTGCCGCCTCCTTACCATTGCCAACTGGGGCTGCTACCGAAACCACTCTATCCGGAATGTCAGGCAAACTTCCAGCAACACTTGGTCAAGCAACTAGCGCAAATTCACTTTCAGTAGTGGTAGCGTCAGATCAGTCACCCTTGCCAATCTCCGGAACAATCACTTCAACACAAGTAGCTGGAGTAGAGGATGCGGCAAATTCAAGCACCTCTCCTTTACTAGCTAATGGAGTATTTACTGGAACAGCATTCAATGTAACTGGGTATGTGGCAATTAACGTTAACGTAAGATCCGATGTAGCGTCTGCTACTGGAGGAGTAAGAGTTGAGTTTTCTCCAGATGGAACCAACTGGGACCACTCCCATTCTACTACATACACTGCAGCTTCAGGTGTAGGATACATTTTCAACGTTGAGTATAAGTTTGCTCGTGTAGTTTACACAAACAGCGGCACACCGCAAACATTTTTCAGACTACAAACAATCTTCAAATCTACACTCACCAACTCTTCTTTGTACACGCTGAGTCAAACTGTTAATAGTAACATGTTTGCACAACTCAATAGAAGCATTATTACAGGAGAAACCACTGGAGGAGGTGGAGGATACGTTAACGTAAAAGTTAATCCTTCTGGTGCGATGGTTACTGCCACTACCATTGATAGCGCGTTACCTGCTGGTAATAATAACATCGGTAATGTTGATGTAGTTACCTTGCCCGTTTCGTATAATGCTGGCGTTACGGACGCTCAAACCCAGCGAGTAGTTGTTGCTAATGATCAAACGTTGCCAATATCAGCAGCGTCTTTGCCTCTGCCTACAGGAGCAGCAACGTCTGCTCTACAGACCACAGGAAACTCTGCTATATCGTCCTTTAGTGCCAAAACTGGCGCAAGTATGGTTGCTGTTGCACACGACGAAGTTGTGGTAACATATGTAGGAAGTTCGAATAGAATTTCTACAGTAACATATAAACTTGCAACGGCTACTGTTGCTACTTTAACTTTTGCTTACGATGGATCAGATAGATTAACTGGCGTTGTGAGGTCGTAATATGTCTACAATGTTTGTATTTAATCCATTTACGAATAATTTTGACTTAGTTCAAGACTTATCGAATCTTCAGGCTTCTGCTGGTGATTTGGCGGAGTCGGGGTTTAGCGTAGCAAACAATCAGATATCCCCAGCCGACGTAACAGGGTTTGCGTTTGCTAATGGAGTTGTGAGAGGATTTACAGCAACCGCCACAGTATATGTGAACGCTACTGCGCCGCTGTACGAAAAGTTTCAATTAGACGCAATACAGAAAGGTTCTGACTGGTTTATGTCTATCAGCTCAGAAGGTGACAATTCTAATATAGTATTCTCTATTACAAACACTGGACAAATACGTTATACAAGTGCTAACTATTCCGGCTTTGTTTCTGGTATAATTAAGTTTAGAGCTACGACAACTAGCGTATAATATGATTAAAAACGAAAAAGCTTCATCATTAGATTACACAAATGCAATAACTTCCTCCCATAACGAGGAAGCAAAGGCGTTAAATGTAATTAATGTAAACAGTCTAGTACCTACTCGATTTGGTAAAGTTGAAATAGATTATATTACTTCTGGATTTGGAGTAGGAGAAATCGGCACAGTCAGGTACTACTCTAACGGGGCTTATCAGGAAACTAAAGTAATTACTCGTGGAGATAAGCTCGGCACTGCCCACAAAACAACAATCAGCTTCATTAATCGCACCCCTGCTTCTTTAGCAGGCAAGGCGTTTATCCTATATGACAATGGTGGGGCGGTGAAAGTTTGGTTTAATGTAGACTTTGGTTCTACTGAACCCGCTGTAGCAGGCACCTATCGTAGCATTGAAGTAAACCTTTTATCTAGCAATGACCACGAAACCGTAGCTAAGAAAGCAGCCCTAGCCCTAAGCATGGATGCGCAGTTTTTAGCTGTTTATAGCCTCTATTACATCATTGTATCGAGTTCTACGGCAGGTAGTAAGTCTGACTCAAAAGACTTCAATACAAGCCTTTACATTAAGAATACAGCAGGCATCGACCCTGTAACTTTGAATAATAAGTACTTTTACATAAACTCAGCCACAAATACTGAAGAGTACTATGTTTGGTACAATGTGAGCGGTGCAGGAACTAACCCCGCCATTTCAGGCAAAACAGGAGTAATGGTAGCAATATCAACAGGTTCCACCGCTCAGGCTGTTGCGCAAGCTACTAAAACTGCGTTAGATGCTCTCGGTGACTTTATAACAAATATAGATAGCGACACCTTATTAATTACTAATAGTTTAATAGGAGTTACGGATTTGGCTCAGGATGTAAATGCGGGATTTCTCTTTTTTGTACAGAAAGAAGGACAGAGCAGAGATTTACTTGTTACCCTGAACCTTAGTTATAGCAACACTAATGATATTATCTCCGTAGAGAGACTTTAAATGAAAACAGCATTTAATGTTTTTACTGGAAACTTCGACATAGTAGGAACATCGGGAGGAGGAGGCGGGAGTTCAAACGTGTTCGATCTTATCATGGGAGCACCAGATAGAATCGCACTTTTTACTTACGCAGACTTTGGCACAAAGAACCAACGAGTTACGAACATTAACTATTCAAGCGCAACTTATGCGAGTTTTACTGTAAATAGAGATTTTGCCTACACCTTGGTTGGTAATAGATACAGAAGAGACAGTGAAACTTGGTCATTAATTTAGGAGAGAAATAAATGAAATTGTTAGACGTAAAACTTCTTGATTCAGTAGGTACATCCTACGATCAAACACGAACGACACTTGCTGGTCGCGTAACACAGCGTACCATTGACTCTAAGCCAGTGCTTGGACCATCACCTACTCGATTCCTTGATGTGTTCTCGGACACTGCTGGTGCCTTCACACCGCTCACCACGATGTTTGCTACCGACAACGGGCGGGTGTTCATGATCGGCGCCATCGCGGGTGGTGCTCTTCCCGTTGTTTGCTATGAGATTAACCAAACCACCGGCGTTCATACCTACGTCGGGCGAGTCAACATCGCCGTGCCATCATCTCCTGCGATTGTCCATACAGTGCGATCCATCAAAGTGATTGATAATGGTGTGTCTGGCTGGAAAATCTACATTATCGCTACCGGGACAGTTCTTTTCGGTGGATCTGGTGTATTGCTTGCGAATAACATTGCAAGAGCGGACTTCTCACAGGTCTCTCCCCCTACAATCCCCTTCGCTACCGGCAACAATCAGAAAGCTGTCTACCAACTTGGTCGTCTTGCCTCACTCGGCTCTCGTTCCATGACGATCACGCTGGGCGCACCCGTGAAGTTTAACTTCACCGCCCACGGTTTCAGCAACAACGATCAAGTCTACTTCACCTCTCAGGTTGGCTCTGCGTGGACATCTTCTACATTTGCTGTTAACACAAAGTATTTTGTTCGTAACGCAGGATTAAATGATTTCGAATTGTCGGCAACCTTTAACGGTCCATCTATCGGTGCTGCCGCCGGACCAACCTCTGTTGTCATGCAGCCACTAAACCAAGAGATTGATGCCTTTGGTGCAATCATTGACGTGGCAGCAAACCGCCTCTATACCCACGTGGGAACTGCCGCCAACCCACAGTATTTCGTGCGTGATACCTCAGTGGCTCCAACCTACTCAACCTTGACCGTTGACGTAACGGCGGGATCTCCCGCCAAGATCGGATTGGTCGCCCACGGCTTAACAGAGAACGAGCCCGTTCAATTCCTTGCTGGCACGCTGCCCGCTCCCTTTGCGCTCAATACGACCTATTTCGTGCGCGTTGTAACAGCAAACGACTTCGAGCTGTCCGCCACCGCTGGTGGTGCCTCGATTACCGCCGGGACAACCTCAGCGGGTGTGACACTTGGAAAAGCATTCGGCTACACCAATTCCCAGTGGTTGCACTCAACAAGCATTATGCCCGCTATAACTGGTACACTTCTGACTACATCCGACGCTGAAGCCATCGCCACTCCAGTTAGTGCTCCACTAAACGGCTCACTCCTCAACGGACAAAAGTGTGCCTTCTTTGCGACATCAACCAACCTGTACCTTGGACGGCTGGATGAGCTGACTGCCGGTGCAACAACTTGGGCATCACTCACCACAGCGAATATGCTGGGACTTCCCTCCCAAATTGTTGCTCCGGTTGTGGTGACTGCTTCATGGTCCGATGCGCTTGATCACGCTATTGTGCTGATTGGTCAAGCCGCCACCAACGCATTTCGGTTCATGCTCAAAAAGGTTGAGAACAACAAACTGACCGCCTTGTTTGGCGACTCCTGCATGGAGTTCTACGAGACAACAACTAAAGAGGCGTATGAAATGCGCCCATCATTGCCATACCTCAACTTCACGAACAACTCTGGCTGGCTCTTTGGTCTATCTTCTGCAACTGGTCAGAGAGGTGTTTTTGCCTCTGATGTGAGATCGGACTCTTTGTTTGATCACAGTTACATCGTTTCAAAAGTTTTAACTCTTCCTCAAAATGCTGTAATAAAATCAGTAGACGTAGAAAAAGAACTTGTTAAAACTGGAGGAGACGTTAAGGTTGATTATCGGCTAAGTGGCTTCGGCTCCATTTCAGGTGGATGGATTGAGCTAGACCCCGACCAAGAGCTGTCTATTATAGCTGGAACTCAAGTTCAATTCAAACTAAGCTTCAAAACACATACATTTGATAGAACAAGTCACGTTCAAATTTCTGACCTGTTGGTTGGCTACGACGCACTAGAAGAACTTTCTGACAACTGGGAATACTCTTACGACGATTCTTCTGCGGGATCTCCAACTCGCATTGGATTCCGCTTGAAGCAAGCATACGCAACATCAATCCCATCTACGCTTAAGTTTCAAGCTTCTGATCTTAGTGGGACAATTCTTGTAAGTAATACAATTACAGCTAATCCGACTAATTTCCAATATTCTACGGATGGCGGAACGACTTGGCTTAATCTTGGGACAATTCCTAATACAGTGGGGACGCTTGTAAGATACACCTTCACAAGCCCTCCGGGGACAGATATTCGTCCGAGCTTGAAGGATAGTTAATGGCTAATCTATTATTCGCGGGGGGAGCTGTCGTACAAGGCACAACCCTCAGCGGCATATTCGGTAATCAACTTGTGACAGGAGGGGCATTTCAGCCCTCCTCACAAGCTTGTATTGTCGATTTAACGCCTCCTACCTTTAGTGGAATTAACTTTCTTACTAGAGGAGCTTTGGGACAACTTAGAGCTGCGTGGTTTACTGCATCAGATACATCTTCTCCAATTAGGTATGAAGTTTATGTTCAAGCGGAACCAGCTTCAAATCTTTTCAACACAGCAAACATAGCATTAATTACAACGAGCTTACAAGCTGATGTATTTGCTTTAGCTGACGGCTCTCTCCTTCAGTCTGGAGTAAAGTACTTCGTCGGAGTACGGGCAGTTGATGCAGTTGGCAACAGAGATAGTAACATCGTAAGTCTCTCACAAACAACTCCGGGCATTACAGGTGCAACAAACGCTAAAATCAATGGCGTATTCGCTGTGAATAATAGTAATCAACTTATTGCTAGTTTCTGGGTAAACGATAACGATGGTGTTATTGATGACCCAGCTCGTCTTGGACTAGCTAGTTATGTAATTTATGACCAGAATGGAAATCTTGTTCCAAGTATGAGTCAGAATAACATTTCTGCTGACTCAGAAGGTTTTTACGAAATCACCCCAGTGCCTTCTGTTCTTGACTTAGACAATACTTTTTATACAGTAAAGGTTACTATTTTTGTAGATGGCATTGCAATTGTCTATAACCTACCAATTACTTATGCAGAAGCTGGTCCTCAATACGAACCAAGAGCTGTATTCTCAATTGATGCAGCTAACCAGCTACAAGCTACCATTTGGATTACTAAGAATGGAGAACAGATTAGTACCAATCTTGGAACTGCTTCTTACGCAGTCTATAACAAAGATGGAGCAGCTTTAGGAATATCCCAGTCTGGCATTGTGGCAGATGTTAATGGATTATTTAAAACAACTCCAGTACTGGCAGTAGCTTTAACAGACTTGACTCACTATACTGTAATATTTAACATAACTGCCGACGGAGCCATAAGAAAAGGCGCAGTTGGTATTACGGTGGCGGAATAATATGGCAAGTAGACGAGTTATGATGCTAACAAATAACCAGTATGTGCAGCCACTTAAGTTGTCATTTAATAACAAAAAAGTTATTACGCCAAATGCGGCATACAACTCTATTGTTACTAAAGTTGATTTTCAAAAACCACAGAATAAAGATTTTAAAGTTAAGGCGTGGTTGAGATTTAACTCAAACACGTTTGACGGAGTTCAGTTAGTAGGTTCTCTTGTAAGGGGTAAAGATACTAAGACAATCGCAGGCTGTACGTTTAAAGTGTACTCTATAGATTTAACAGATTCGTGGGTGGAAACCCTTCGCACAACAGTATCTGGAACTGCCATATCGGGGAATAGATTTTCTGCAAATGTTTTAGAGGCAGCTTTGGCTCCTGCGGATTTGACTGGAGAGATAACCTACAAGATTGAAGTCACCGTTACAAGGCTTGGAAAATCGTACTCTGACGTATTTTACTTTAATCACTTAGGAATTTACGATAGTTTTATTCGACTTAAGAATGATGTAGAGTTTTTGGACATTACAAAGAAAGATTTATAATAACGTAAGCGTGGGCTTACATTAAAGGGGAAAGGTATGATGGACGAATTTATGAAACTACTGGCAAAAAAAGCCAAAGACCAAAAAGGACCAATGCATGGTCCAAAAATGGACGCTAAAGCGGCAATGGCAAAAGAGCTTTCTGACTCTCTTGGTTCGGACATTATGGACGGAATTAAAGACATGAAGAAAGTTACAGTAGCTTCGGACTCTGAAGAAGGACTTAAAGAAGGATTGGAGAAAGCTGAAGATATTCTTGGAAAGTCCAAAATGGAAGATTCTGAAGATGAATCTGAAGAAGAGTCTGACGATGAAAGTGAAATGGAAGACGAAGAAGAGTCTCCTGATCTTGAGTCCGAAATTATGAAGCTTGAAAAAGAACTAGAAGATAAGAAAAAAGCTCTAAAACTTAAGAGATAACAATGATTAGTTCAGTAAAAGCTGGGCTAACTACTTCTGCCATTTTAAAATCAATTAAACGCAGAACGTTAGTTCCGGACAATCAAAACACCTTTAGCGATCAAGACTTCATTGATTTAATGAATGAAGAGATGATGATTGGCATTGTACCTTCTGTTTTACAAACGAAAGAAGAGTACTTTATTTTTAAGCAAATTGTTCCTCTTGTACCAGATAAGTCAAATTATCCGATACCAGAAAGAGCATTGGCTAACAAACTTCGCGAGATTTGTTTTAGAGATACTGCCAGTACGAACTTCAATAATGAATATGAGATGACTCAAATCGCTATTGATGATCGATATACAGGATTGTCAAATGGTACTGGCTCAAGCGATTTTACTGGATTTAGACGCTTTTACGTAATGGGAAGTGATATTGTGCTTCATCCAAACGTAGGACCAACTCCTTATGGTGCTTTAGCTTTTTATTATTATCTTAGACCAAATAGCTTGGTAAAAGACAGTCAAGTTGCGAGTATTGTAGCTATTAATAGGACAACAGGAGAACTATCGTTATCGAGTATCCCCGCTGGATATACGCTATACTCTGCTGCATCTAATAACGTTCTATTAACTGGATATGATTTTGTTAAAGCCAAGTCGCCTCATAATATTTTAAGTATTGACGTTGCTGCTATAAATATTAATAATACAACTAAAGTTATTACTGTAAATCCTGCCTCTATACCAAAAGATTTAGAGATTGGGGATTATATGACTTTGGCTGGACAAACCTGCGTTCCTAACATTCCAACAGAACTTCACATGGTGTTAGCTCAAAGAGTAGCTCAGAGAGTTTTAGAAGCAATTGGCGACACGGAAGGTCTTAATAACGCTACAGCAAAAGTTGCAGAAATGGAAAATAAGTTATCTACGATGATGGACAATCGCGTAGAAGGTGCTCCGCGCAAAGTTGTCAATAGGGCACTAATGACCGGGGTTGCTAGAAATAGACGGAGGTAATTGTGGCTAATCAAATAGTAAATCTAAAAGCTGCAGGACTTCAAACTTACTTCCAAACACTCATGGAGATATCTCCGGGCGCACTTCTTAAAGCTAATAATACAGTAATTAATAGAGATGGCGTCATTGAACCAAGAAGAGGAATCAAAGCTTACGGTTCAAGTTTTGGAACATCCTCTGATCGATGTAAACAGCTTCTCGAATACAAAGGCAGAATCATTCGTCACGTTGGGAATAAGCTTGCTTACGATAATGGAGTTGGAACATTCACTAATTTTTCGGGAGACTATCTAGAGCCTATTTCTGGATTTAGAATTAAATCAGCAGAAGCTAAAAGTAATTTTTATTTTACTACTAGCGATGGAGTTAAGAAAATATCAGCTCGCTCTGCTGCAGATTTAAGTTTATCAAATGTAATACAAAACACTGGCGGTCCAAAAGCTATTTCCGGAGCATTGTCATTAAATGGTGCTAGTGGATTCCTGTTAAATGGAGACACTGTAGCATATCGAATCCTTTGGATTTATACTGACAGAAATCAAAATCTAATATTTGGTGCTCCTTCTGCGTCTATGCTTATCAGCAATACATCAGGAGGAACACGCAATGTTCAACTTGATTTTCAAATACCTTATGATGTAACCTCTACGGACTACAAATATCGTATATACCGTTCCGAGATGTCAGCATCTGGAACTCCCTCTGACGAACTATATCAAGTATACGAAGATAGTCCAACAACTGGGGAAATTACCGCAGGACAAATTAGTGTTGTTGATTCCTTAGCAGAGTCTCTGCGTTTAGGAGGAGTGCCTCTTTATACAAATCAATATAGTGGAGAAGGTATTCTTAAGTCAAACGAACCACCTCCTGCTGCCCGTGACATTGCACTATTTAAAGGTCATATGTTTTATGCTAACACCCGCACAAGACACTCTACACAATTTACTATTTTGGACCTTTCATCCTTTGTTGCAGGAACAAGCACTTTTGTAATTGGAACAACATCTCCTGCTGTTTCTTTTACATATACATTTAATACAACAGAAAATATAGCAACAAGAACGGTTGAACTTGATCCCCTTAGTATTGAAGATACAGCTAAATCACTCGTAAGAGTTATCAATGGTAATAGCGCAGAAATTGTCACAGCATACTATCTTTCTGTAGTTGGAGAAGCTCCGGGCAAGATTCTTTTACAAAGAAAGACTTTAGCAAACAACACTTTTTATATCGGCACAACACACGCGGCAATTGCTACAGCGTTTAATCCAGAACTTGGAACTGGCGGAACGCTCACTACAAAAGTACTAAGTACAGTTGAAGCGATTGGTAATAGATTGTACTATTCAAAATATCAGGAAATCGAAGCTGTTCCTCTTTTGAACTACATCGATATCGGATCAAGAGATCAAGAAATATCTCGCATTATTTCACTACGAGAATCTCTGTTTGTCTTTAAGGGCGATGGAGTATATCGTTTAGCTGGCGATCCGGGCGTTAATCCTATATGGGATATTGGAGCATTCGATCTCACTTCGATAATTAAAGCTCCGGATACAGCAACTACCTTAGCTAATAATTGTTACTATTTCAGTAATCAAGGGATTATTAAACTCAACGAGTCTACTCTTGAGCCTATTTCCCGTCCAATTGAAGATAAGCTTATTCCGTTTATTTCTACCAACCCAAACTTAGAGAACGTATCTTTTGCTGTAGGGTATGAATCCGACAGAGCACTTTTAGTTTGGACGGTAGCGACAAAGAACGACACTATTGCTACCGTTTGTTACAGATATAGCGTTGTTACAAATGCATGGACTGAATGGAAGATACCTAAAACTTGCGCAGTTCTAAATAGTCACGAAGACAAGCTATACTTTGGTTCAGGTAATGATAATTATGTCGAAGTAGAACGAAAAGACTTTGGGCGATTTGATTATGCTGACAGAGAACTTCCGTTATCTTTCTCATCAAGCGGTCTATCAGGAAATGTAATTAAACCATCGGGGTTTTTTTCTATTGCTCTGGAGGATGTACTTCTACAGGAACAATATGTCACAATACATCAGTATAATACATTACTAAGACACCTTGATCTCGATAATGGTTTAGTGGTTCGTAATTTCTACAACGAACTTAAAATGGTAGCAGGGGATAACCTTACGTTTATAATGTCCCAGCTTGTAACGAAACTCAACATAGCCGATCCAACAACAAACTATAGTTTACTATGGACCAACCCCGCTGCATTTAACACTATTCAGACACAATTCAACGCGATTGTTACAGCATTAAATGCTTCAAGCGGAGCTATCCTAACTAACTACGTACAGTCTACCGGCACAATTAAGTATGAAGCTATTGTGACCGCATTAGATTCGATTAGACAAGAAGTAACCCTCAATGCTGTGCCGCCCTTCATGGTGGGTCCATTAACGCTTTATAAGGGAATTAAGACCGAAATAGAGTACGCTCCTCAACATGCAGGAGATCCGGCAAGCTTTAAGCAATATTCGGTTGGCACGTTCATGTTTGAAAGAAGGTCTTTCTACACCGCACAAACTGCATATAAGAGCGACATAAGTGATAGTTATGAAGAGATCTCTTTTCAACCAAATGCTGCTGGTACTTTTGGAACTAACACTTGGGGAGATAGTTCTGCCTTTGGCGGACAAGGTGATCAAGGGCAAATACGTACCTATATTCCATTAAAAAAACAGAGATGTCGTTTTCTTGGCTGTAAGTTCACACACGGAGTAGCATTAGAATCCTATCAACTTTACGGACTCGCTTTATCTGTACGACAATATGCTATACCAGACAGAGATTACAAATAATGAAACTTCAATCCATCCGCATAAAAAGTTCCGACTTTCCAGAGGAGCAGAAAGAACTTGCTGATTCTCTCGGAGGGCTACTAAATCCGTTCATTGACAAGCTTGTAATTGGATTTAATAAGAACTTTACTGTAGATGATAATCTTCCATTTGAATTTAAGACGTTAGATACTAAAGTCAACGGTAGCGGAGTTCCTCAGATAAATGGAGCAATTAGTACTAATCTAAGAAACTTAAAGGGTTATATTTGTATTAATGTTATCAATCTCGACGGCACTACAGTATACCCAACAGCCACACCTTTCTTAAGCGTTGAAGTTAATACAAACATTGTAAACATACGTCATATCGCAGGGTTGCCAGCTAATACCAACTACAGGCTAACTCTTCTCGCTATAAGTTAATAATAACAAATATTTAATGAGATAGAGGAAATAATGAAAATCAAAATTAAAAAGCCTAAAATTAAAGTTTCAGCACCAAAAGCGGTAACTAAAGCTATCAGTGCTGTAACAAAACCTCTTGAGACTGTGGCTAAGGGTGCTGTTCAATCAACCGGAGACATAGCTAGTTCTGCTTTAAAAGGTGATATTAAAGGTGTTGCTGGTGGAGCATTGGGCGCAGTTCAAAGTTTAAAGGACGCAGGTAAGCAACTTGCTTCTGGACAACTTTCTTTAGGAGCTGACGTGTTGGGCGCTGCTGGAGGATTAACTGGAAGCAGAGATATCTCCAGTCTTGCAGGCAACATTGAACGTGAAGGTCTGAAAGGCATCGAACAATATGGTGATACTGCCATGGATATCGGAGCCAATGTAGCCACCGGAGGAACTTATGGTGCTGCCCAAGCTGCGACACAGAGCTTAGCTTCTGGTGGTTTAAAAGGTCTTCTCAGCGGTAAAGGATTGCAGGACGCGGCACTACAAGCTGCGGGTTCTTATGCCGGAGTTGATCCTAACATGCTACAAGCAGGTCTATCAGCAACACGAGGTGATTTAAGGGGTGCTGCTTTACAAGGACTCGGTTCTTATGGCGGATTCGATCCTAAGCAATTACAAATGGGGATGTCTGCTATTACGGGAGACAAAGCCGGAATAGCTTCTGGTCTGGCTTCGCAATTTGGTGCAGGAGATACTGCGTCTGGTATGATTGGTAAGTTTGCTGGCGGAAGAGGAGCAAGAGAAGTTATTTCAGATCAAGCTGGGGCTTACGCTAATGATGAAATGAATCAAGCGCTAGATGCGCAAATGGGCAGAGCTGGCGTAAGTAGAGAAAAACTTAAAGATATAGAAGCTAAAGTCGGCAAAGTTAAAAATGTTCCTGCTAAACTTAAAGATATTGCAAAAAATAAAATAGCAAGTATTGATCCTGAATATAAAAAATGGGAAGCAGCTCAGGTAGGATATATTGGAAAAGAAAAAAAAGCAGCAATGCAACGTCTTTTACAAGATAAAAATAACATGTCTTCAGACGATTTTACTATAGCTCAGGCTCAAATTTCTGAAGGAAAAATTCCCGATAAGTATAAGATGCAGCCAAGTAATTCTACCGCTACAAAAGAACCGGGAATGTTGGATAAATTTAAAGGGTTTGTTGCTGGAAATAAAACAGGATTAGGTCTTGGGGCAGGAGCACTTGCTGCTGGTGCTGGATACGTGGCGGGAGAATCTGCTAGAGATGAAGCCAAGAAACTAATGAGCCAACAACTCGGTGATGTACAAGCTGCTGGTAGAGAATTTCAGGGAATGAAATATGATCCCGAAAGATATAAGCAAGAACGTGAGTTTATACAGCAACGTATTGCTGGTGGAGGAATCACTCCTCAAGAAAAGAAAATGCAACAAGAAGGCGACATTCGCGCAGCAAGAGCTGCCGCAGCACAACGTCTTTCTGGTATGGAGCAACAAGCTCGCATGGGGGCAGGTGCTACTGGTGCAGGAGCTTCGTTGGCTGCATCGTTGGCTGGAGGACAGGCAGCAATGTCAGAACAGTCTTCAGCTAACTTAGCTAGAGAAGCGTCTGCTAGTCAGAGATTGGAACAAGACATTCAGAGACAGACAAATCTTGCTCGTCAACAAACAGCAGAAGAAGCAGATCTGTCTCAACAGCAAGGTCAGTTTGGATTATCGAGAGCAGGGCAAGCTGCTGGGGCAAGAACTGCATTGGGTAATTTGGCTTTAGCTAGAGGAGAAGCTTTAACTAAATTAGCTACAGAAGGAAGAGATTTAGCTGTACAAGCAATTGAAGGAGTGCAGCAACCGGCGCAGCCTTCTCAGCCGCAGCAACAATCACAACAGCAACCTTCGGTACCAAAGGCTAAAGTGGGAGGCGCTAGACGATTAGCACAAAGAACCTCAACTCCGCCTCCAAAACAAACCCCAAAACCGGCAATACAACAATTTAATCAACAGAATGCTCCACAGCCCGGTCAAGGTCAAGGATTTGGCGTATTAGCTCCAGTAGGGCAAGCTGTACAGCAAGTGCAGAGTACTGTTGATCAAGCAAAGAAAAAAGCGGAAGAATTTAAAAAGAATCCACTCGGTTCGTTGGGAATCAAATTTTAGTATAATATAATAGAGGACAATATGGCTAGAGGGTATTACAAAACTCCAGAAGAAATTGAAGCAGAGCAATTGCTTCAAGCCGAACGATATCCAGAACAAGTAGATCAAACTAACGTTGATCCTACGCAAGCAAATAGAGATGCACTTAAGAGATTAATGCGAAAAGCACCCGCAGCTCAATCTATTATGGAACCGCCCTCAGATCCGGAAACTTTTGAGATATCTCCTGAGATAAAAAGATACGGCTACAATCTGTTTGGAATGGACCAGCTTGCTCCCAGTGATGTTCAGATTCCTTTCCCTGTAGGTCAAGAACCGGAGGAAGAAACGCAGCCCGAGAGAGCGCCTGCTGCAGTCGAAGCTCCAGAAGTTGAACAAGCTCCTGCGCAAAAAATAGAACCAGCGGCACAAGAAGTACAGGCAGCTCCAGCAGTCTCCAGCAGTCTCCAGCAGTCTCCAGCACAACAAGCTGTGCCTAAAGAAGCACAAATGGCAACTTCAGATGTTGACAAAATGATTCAGCAAGCTACCGAAGAAGAAGATAGAGCGGCACTTTTAAAACAGGCGGCTAAATTTGGAAGCGCGGTTATGGGAGCAGGACTTGGAAGAGTTCTTCAAACAGACACAAGTTTATATGAAGACCTTGAGAAACGCGCTCAACGCCCAATGAAGAACTTTCTCCTTAAGCAAGAGCTGGACGATAAGAAAGCCAAAAGTGATCCTAATAGCGAAATCTCTAAGCTAATAAGGAAGTCTCTTGAAGATTTAGGAATGAATATGCAAGGACTCGAAGGGGTTCCGTATGCTCAATTAGAAAAGCTCTATCCTTCTCTCACTCAAGCTCTGTACACAAAGATTGCGGCAGATGCTAAAAAAGAAGAAGCGGAAGCTCGTCGATATGATAAGCGAGCTGATAGAGAGCGCAGGGCTGACGTTAAAGAAAAAGAAAACTACTTCAAGGTACAATCCGGCATAGACCGGCAAGTTCAACAATTAAGAACTAGCAAAGCATACATTGGCTACCAGCAAGCAAATCAAGCGAAACAGTTATTAAACGAAGCAATCAATTCAAAAGATCCAGTTGTGAAAGTTCAGAATGCTGCAGCTTTTATGAATTATGCAAAAACCGCACAAGGAGACGATTCAGTTGTTCGCTCCGAGGATATGAAAGTACTCGCTGGTCAACTTGGATTCAATAGTCCATCTGAGCTTCTTAGTAAGCTTTCTTCCAGAGCAAAGGGAACTTCTTTTACTCCAGCAGAATTAAACATGATGACTAAAGTTATCGGCACTATCCAATCTACAAAAAGAAAACAACTACAAAGTCAACTCAATCCTATTATAAGCAGAGCAGAAAGTAACGCTTATCCTATTTCTGAAAGTTTAGATCCTGATTTCATAAGAGAAATCCAAGAAGAGCCAACTGTACAAGAGACTTACTCTCCTAAACAAGAAGCCGGAATAAAGGCATATATGAGCGCCAAGGGTCTGTCCAGAGAAGAGGCTATTCAAAAATTAAAAGCAGCAAAGAGACTGTAATATGATTAAAAAAAATCAACAAGAAGACGACTTCTCGGCTTTTGATGATGTAATGAGTAGACCAGATGATGAGTTTGCTTCATTTGATTCTGAAGTTAAACAAGAAGACTATACTCCAGAAACTTCTATGTTAGAAGCAGGGCTGCGGGGTGCTGCACAGGGTGCTACATTTGGCATGGCAGACGAACTTACTGCCAGAGCAGAATCTCTCTTAACTGGAAAACCATATGATCAGGCGCTTCAAGAGTCTAGATCGGAGTATAAAATGGGAGAAGAGGAGTATCCCATTACTTCTGCCCTCGGAGAGGTAGCAGGAGGTGTTGGTCAGGCTGTAGGTTTGACAGCTTTAACTGGAGGGGCGGCTGCTCCTGCTGCCGGAGCTTCTGCTCTTGGTAGAATTGCTAGACTCGGACAATTGGCTAAAAACGTATTAGTCCCAACGACCAAAGCTGGCGCAGTTAAGAATATTGCAACAGCAGCTCGCACTGGTGCTGTAATGGGAGGACTAACTGGCATTGGTAAATCAGAAAAAGAAGGAATGGAGTCTTTAAAAGATGCCCCTTCTGCAGCTCTTGCTGGAGGAGTTGCTGGTGGAGTACTAGGTGGGGCAAGTGAAGCACTTAAAGCAGTAGGGGGGAAAGCAACACAAGCTATATCGAAAGCTGTTGAAGAGAGAAAGCTCCCGCAAATGGCTAGGATGCTTGTATTCGGTGCAGGAAAGGGATTAAAAGGTGAAACCTTTATTTCTGAAGGCGCAAAGGATAAAGCCAAAAAGCAGGTAGTAGACACTGCTAGGGATGTTATCGATAGCATGGATAGCGAATTATCCGATGCTAAAGATGTCCGAAATTTTATTGTAGATAACTCCATTAGCAAGTTTGGAGTTTCCGATATTTTAGACACTTTAAAATCAAAAGTATCTGAGGTTACTGATGTAGAAGCTAGCCCCATACTACAAAGATTGAATTCTGATATTAAAGTAATTATGAAGACTCCTAAAAAAGGAGTTCCGCAATTGTTAAATGCACAAGGAATTCCTATTAAGCAGTCGGCGGATGTTAATCCTAGACAAGCATATAATATTGTAAAGTCAATAAGAAATGAATTAAATGACGAAAAGCTTCCGGAGCCACTAAGAAAACCACTAAGTGACGCAGTTAAAGAATTAAAAGAAAGAATAAATGGTTCTGTTAGTGAAGAAGAAATACAAAACCTTCTTTCTAAGAATGAATCTTTGTTAAGTAAATATAACATTCTTAGATCGGATGCTACTGATGATGTTGTATCCACTTCCGGCGAAGCAATATCAGGTACAAGGAATCTTCCAACGCTTCAAATGTTGGATAGCAAGATGAATAAAATCCTCTCTTCTGCAGAGACGATGGGTATTAATCCATCAAAAACTGGGCTGGCTGATAAGTTCTCTGATGAGAGAAAGCTATCGCAATTATTCTTTTCATTATCCAAAGACACTCAAAGTGGAATATTGGGCGAAGCTAATTTTGATGCAGCAATGAAAGAATTAGGGAAAGCCTCACCCAACTTAGCTCAAAAAATTAAAGCATCAGTAGACCCCGTTGTAAAGGTTAACGAGTATTTACGCTACACGGAAGGTCAAGCTGGAGCTGGTCCCAGAACCACCGATAGAGGTCTTATTGGTGGCGTGATTAGTGATATCGGAAAATACGGGGTAGAAGGCGCTAATCTAGCTGCATACTTAGTATCTAGGCAACCAATACAGACCACTCTTCGTCCAACGGTAGCAACTCTAAATACATTTAAAACAAAATTAGATCAAAAGCTAATAGCTAATCCGGATAATAAACCAGTACAGATGTTTGCTGGCATGGTCAAGAATGCGCTAGATCAGCAAGATGAGAGCAGAAGAGCTGCTATGCTGAATACTTTAATGCAATATAAATCTTTTAGAGACATGTTCAAAGACGAATTTCCAGAGGAATAGAGGTTGTTGTGGATAAAGACAGACTCATCCGTATTGAAGAAAAGTTAGATGCGCTGAACGATAAGCTTCAGGAAACTAACATTACTCTGGCTGAGAATACTCAGTCTCTTATTGTTCACGAAAAGCGCACCGATCTTGCTGAAAAGAAACTCGAATTAGTAGAAAAACGATTAGAACGACAAATTGAAAAAGATCACGAATTGCTAGAAAAACTTGACGTTAAGCTCAGACCTATTGAAGAACATGTTAACTTGATTAGTGTTGTCTTTAAATACGTTATACCAACTCTAGCTACTATTCTTCTATTCCTTGTCAAACTTGAAGTTATCAAACTTTGATAATAGCATTTTTCCATAATTAGACTGAGCCATCTTCCTATCGTCAGCACACTTAGGATTAATACACTTTAAGTAATCTTCGTACATTTCCTTAACAACACTCATCTCAAATTCTTCACTGTCCCCGTTAAACTGATCGTAAACGTAATCACTAAAACAGTTAACTCCATCAACCATAGCATCTGCGTCTGTGAGAGAGTCCATAAAGCCCGTAATATCATCGGAGCGATAGGTTTGACCCGTTGCGTTAGATATGGTAAGCCCACAGCGATTACGAGTATTATTGCGTGTATAACACTCTCTACGTTCCTCCACCGTTTGGTGTAAGTTTTCTTCGCTATATTCACCTTCGGTAGTCTTTTTGAAAGCCCCACTTACATACTCTCCCATAAATCGGTTAAGGTACTCTAAATCTGATTTACCCAGTTTTTTTAAGTAATCCATATCCAAAACTTCAAAACGAGTCTTGGCGTTTAGTCTTGGGTTTAACGCCGGATACTTTTCTAAGTCTCTCTTCTTTTTGCTTTTCTCTTTCTTTTTTGACATAGTTTCCTATTAATTCGTCTAAGTTTAAGTTACACATATCTTTGTTTATGTAGACCGAAGTTCTATCTTTTCTATTTAATTTTAACATATCTTGGAACGCATTCAAACCGATTGGGTCAACTGACCACGTTTTATAATGCGAATAAAGATGATTTACGAATACTCTGTATTCTCCATCAAATAGACAGAACCTATCTTGATAATAACCAACATCGTGCCTATCGTCATCGTCAAGTTCCGTAGTTTGTTTAGCAAGCTCAATGAGT